TCATTCGTTCATAGCGCGGTAAGCGGCTTTCGCCCGCTCTTTGTCATAGCCAACCGCCGTTAACTTATTAACCAGTTTGCGTTTGTAGTACCAGTTAACGCCAAAAGTACCAATCGCCACGATGATCCCCACCAACACCGCCCAATCCTGTAAGGTCATAGCCCCAGCGGCTGTTAATATCGATGCAACCCAGTACGATAGCTGGGAACTGTATTTGTCCATTCTCATGATCCCCACCTCCCATACGGGTGGCACTCGGAAGAAATAACGCCTGTTCTCAGGCCAGTGCCAGGCATTGTTCCGGCTTTAGCTCCTGAAACAGCACTTCGATCCCCAGCTTTTCAGCCAGAGCGTATTCAGCGCGTTGCAGCATTGCGAGGGAAATCGCCATGTAATCAGCCTCACTAAGCCCATCGGGTAATACAGCAGGATTCAGTGGGGTATCGCCAGAGGCGGCAATTTCCGCTGCCGCTGCGAAGAAAGCTCGCCGGTTAAACTCAGGCAAGCCGCTCATCGGGCCAGCAATATACGTTTTCATGCAGTTGGTTCCTGAAATGCAAAAGGCCAACGCAAAGGCTGACCCGGTTAATTGTCGTGGTTTATGGAAGAGTGTATTCTCATTCCTTTTCACAAAATGGAGGTTAAGTATGTTTATGCCATTTCTTATCGCACTGTGCACCGCATTCTGTGCAGTAGCTGGTAAGAAGAAATTGAGTTATTCCCTTTGGGTAGCCCTGATGATTGTTACTATGTGCTGGTTCAAATACCATGCATCAAGCGCATTAACTTTATCATTTTAAAGGTAAAATAATGAAATTCGCTCTAAACACTACTAACACTTATCGGATGGGTATCTGGCTGAACACCCTCGGTCTTTTTGGGATCAACGCGATATTGCTAATCGCATTCTACTATCAGTTGGCTTTGTCAGAATTGCCTTGTCCGCTCTGCCTGTTGCAACGGGCTGGCATGATGTTAATTGGCTTTGGATTTTTATTTAATATCTGTCTCGGAATTAAAAACATACATTACAGTATTGCACTGTTTGGCTGCGTGCTAACTGAAATTATCGCTGTTCGTCAAGTTTTTCTGCATATTTTGCCAGAAGATTTGGGATATGGTTCAACCTTCCTGGGTTTGCATTTCTATACATGGGCGCTGGTAGCTTCAATTCTCATTACTGTAGCAGTTGCAGTGATAATGACGTTACATAAAAGCGATTCAGCACAATCTCTCGTACCTAAATCGCTCATCGTTAAAATCGTTATTGCACTGTTTATATTACTGATTACAGCGAATTTAATATCAACAATCCTTGAGTGTGGTGGTGGGCAATGCGCAGATGACCCCACGTTTTATCAACTACTAAAACCGTAATCTATTCGTGGCGATACACCTGTATCGCCATCTTTAAAGTTCCCACGTAAAAAATCAGCAAAACGGGGGCTATTTAACATAATGGTTCTTAAGCGCACCGGCAAAAATGCACTCGTTTAAAATGTCACCTTAAAGCCACAAAAGCATATGTTTTCCTGGCGTTATTTGGCGAAAAACAGCAGTAATATTTTTATAACAAAACGCCATTATTGGCATTCAGCCAAATCAGCATGTGAACGGCTCATTTTGGACAGTTTCATGTTTTCAGCCGCCCAGAAACACGAAAGCCCCGCATCCGAAGAAGCGAGGCTTTGAAATTGAGGTCGTAAAATTAAATCACAATTTTAGATGTTAGAAGACTAGCATAGGTTTTTGGACGTCCGCAAGAGGTGCCGGCAAAACAACAATCGGATCCATATCAAGCCGAACTGCCATCGCAACTAAACACCCCTCTAAAAACTCCTCTGACGAACGCAAAGAGCGCGTAACATTAAATCGGGGTATATCCATTGCCTCAGCGATAAATCGAGTTGTGTGGCCCCCGATGAAACGTTGCCCCAGGATCAGGATGTCTTCTGCATGGCGTACCGTGCTCATATGCGCGACGCAGGTATCAATTGCCAGTCCGTCCTCGTCAGAGCAGCCAGGCTTACCAACTTCGGGTTTGCGTCCGGGTGTTACCGACATCGCAGGCCAGTCCACCAGTGAGCAGTATTCTTCACTCGCAGCCCACCGGCCCCAGCGTTCTAAAACTTCTTGCATATTTCTGCGCATAGCTTTTGACCTCAACATTTCTCAACAAAAATTATCGCTTAGTATTCATCCGACGACGCCAAACTCGGCGCTCAGGGTAATGAAACCCACCACCAGTCCAACTGGGTAACCGGATTGGGAAGAAGTCATCAACGATATGCGCCCTACGAGCCATTCCTAACCCACGATCATAGTTGCCGTACCGAAAAGGACGAACCAAACCATTTCCATACCAGAAATGAATTTCTCCAGAACGATTTCCACCGGAATAACTATGATGGATCCAGCGTTCCCACGACTCAGGGCGGCGAAGCCGATACCAGGTATTAACCTTTGGATTCACGGAAAGAAGCCAAATAACATACACCCCCGAACGGGCATACAACTCCGTACGCCGGTACAGTTCATCGATGCTCAATGCGCTGATTTGTATTTCGAAAGCGACCCTACAACCACGTATAGTCGCCAGCACGTCGGGGCGAACATTCCCCACAGCAACTTCGATCGCAACCTCCTCCACGTCCTGATGATCTCTGAGAGAGTCATAGACTTGCATTTTCAGGTCCATGTGCAATTCGGATTCACCTTTCCCGTAACCGCAGGATGTGGTGCTGCGATGGGCAAAGTGATGGATCTTCACACGACCTTTCCGCAGGGTAACAACTTCACCGCATTCCGGGCATGTAAAAAATCCCGGCTTCTGCGCATCCCTTGCGATGACAATTTTTTCGTTGTTGATTGCTGTCAGCATCCGGCCTCCCCATTCACAAGCATTGCATATGAATATTCGGTGAATAAAAATTGGGACGGCTTGGGTGGGACAAACCCCTCCCCCCTAAAGGGGGGAGAGGGGGTTATGTCCCGCTACCTGCGCTTGTCGTGGTGTCCCGCTTATCCCGATTAAAAAACTCTTTAAAATCAACGCTGGGACAAAACTTGTCCCGTTGTCCCGCACCTTGTCCCGCTAAAATTTGTCCCGCCAAAAATAAATGATTTTTTATGCAAAATAATCGCATAAAAATTGAATCTGCCTTTTTATGCAAATTTGTTATTTCCTGCGAATTGGTAAATTTAAACACTTTCACCCCCTTCAAATTGCGCACCCGTGCCAAGCGCATCGGTTAAGATGCCGCTATCTGATTCCGCTATATCACCTGATTTTTTCATACGATTTAGTTCTCTGCGGAAAGTATCCTCTTTGCCACCATCGTCAATCCATAACGTTTTAAGCTGCTCACGGCTGATACTTCCGCCAGCGGCATCCAGTTGCCCCCAAATCCAGGTAGCAGTAGTTTTTTTACCTTCGCCGTTGTGCACTTCCATCATTATCGGTTCGATCTCGGCCATTGGCACATCTTCAAACACGCGTTCGGTAGTCAGTCTGACAGGGTCGTACACTTCACCTTCCGTACTGGTATACTCATCGTCGTACGCTTCGTTAGCTGCGATAACGTCGTCAGGCAGCTGCACCGTCGGTACCATGTAGCCACGGGTCGGCTGAGCCGGGCCGGTACGCTGTTTCTCATTAATCAGGTTCACAGCATCACCAATACGTTCAACGCGAATAACCGCATCGGCGTTGGCAAAGGCAGCAGAAGAACCACGCATTCCCTTACTGCTGTCCTTGCCGCTATGGTGAACAATACCCACCGCTGCGCCAGTCTCAGTGAACACCTTAGTAGCCCCCGCCATGAACTTTGCCACATCGCTGGCGCTGTTTTCGTCACCCTGCATCATTGACTGTGACAGCGTGTCGATAACAACCATGCGAAGGGGTTCACCTGTGTGGAATTCAATACGCTTGATCTCATTGATTAAACCTTTGACCTGTGCCGGAACAGAGAGATCGACCGGATGTGCGTAGGTGTAAAAAAGCTCCACTGGTTTACCATCGTTGTATTTGTCCGCCCAGGCACCGACGCGGGGCATTACGGAACTACCACCTTCAGCGGCAACGTACAGAACAACACCACCTTTAATGTTACGACCGCCCCAGCGATGGGTTTTCATCGCCAGACGACACAGCATGGAGATGAGAAGATACGATTTGAAATGGGAGGACATACCGTAAAACATCATCACGCCTAGAGGAACCAGCCCTTCAATGACGAACTTTCCCGGTTTACCGTATCCACCGGTATGCGGCCATGATTTCGGTAATTCGGGTTCTTCTGGCGGGAGTTCGTCAAAATCCTCGACGCTGGCGACAGAGGATAAACGCATACGTTCAGCACTAGGATTTTTCCATCCGGCTTGCTGCGCACGGGTAAAGATAGCTTGAAAACCAGTACGATCCGCCGTCAGGTGATCACTGTCCCATTTTTCTACAGCGGCGATATCGTCACCTATCCCGGCAGCAGACCATTCCAGCCAGAGATCACGCGCCTGGCCTTCCCAGTCGGTACCTTTAAACCAGGCAAGACGATTCCCCATCGCTACCCAGCTAGGGTACATATGTTCACCAGCATCAGCCAGCACAGAGGGATGCCACATTGCCGAACGCAGATCATCAAAGGTCTGTTGGGTTACGTGATTCAGATCGACGAGACGCGATAAATCATCACCGGTGTGATCAGATACAGACGAGATTGGCACATCGTCAGCCCTTGCCAGCAGTATATCAACGTCGATTACCTTGCCTGAAAAATCAATGAAAACGGCGCTTTCATGGGGGGCATACACCATGTGATCAAGGTTATATACCGATCTGTCCCATTTAACCGGGCCATCGCCAATCAGGCTGTAGCAGTCCATCAACTCCCGCTCAATCGCTTCACACAGGCGTTTATAGTCGGTTGTTGCTACGGTGCGGGAGAGCGCGAAGCACAGACGCCAGCGTTGTTCTCCGTTTGCGGTTCGGTGTTCATGGCTGGCGGTGGAATAAGCAAATCCTTGATAAGAGTTGGCTATGTCACGCAGCGTAGCCCAGCTAGGTAGTAAGCATCCGTCTAAATCCATCCACGCAACATCACGGTCACCCGCATTAACGGCGCTACGTCCATTCGACGTGTCGCGCATCGCCCCCCAAAGGTAAGACAGGCGCTTTTTTTTACGGGACAAGATGTCCTTTGAATCATCGGGGGCAACACCAATGTCTTTACGCAAGCGTTCAACTTTCGTCCGATAATCGGCAAAGTCCTTCGCCAGCGCGGGGGCCGGTCGGCTGTCTGTAGCTCCTTGCCCCACTGAGTAGTGTATAGGCATGGGTTAAGCCTTTTGTTGTTCTGGAGTTTCACCATTCAATAGCCAGACGGGTTCACATTTAAGAACTTTTGCCAATTCAAGAATAAAACTGGTACGGGTTGCACGCCCAGACTCAAGGTACTGAATAGATTGCTGGCGCATGCCAACACTTTCAGCCAATGAGGTTTGGGTAATGCCTAACGCCTTGCGGCGCTCCTTAATCCGGGAAGCAAGCGTAGAACTAGTCATTGGGTAAGCCCTTAGATGTTTACAGGTTTACTTGTAATTAACCCACAGGCAATCTGGTTTGTCAAATACAGATGTATCTGTAATCATCAACACCAGAATAAGGAGTCAACCATGAATCTTGCCAATCGAACCAAAAAGCGCAGAACAGAACTAAACTTAACTCAAGTCGAAGTCGCCAAACGGGCTGGGATAAGCCAGCAATCGATTGAAGCTATAGAGAATGGGAAAACGCTCAAACCTCGTAACCTCCTTGCTTTGGCTGCGGCCCTTAAGTGCGATCCCAAGTGGCTATTACTTGGCGGTGATGTTGTCACAGATTACAACTACGGAGCACGTAGAGTGCCGATTCTAAGCTATGTACAGGCCGGGGCTTTTACCAACGCTGAGCCAATACTTGATGCGGGTGAATTCGAGTATGTGCTAACTACAGCAGAATTGTCAGAGCGTTCGTTCGCGTTACGTATTCGTGGGGACTCAATGGAACCCGAATTTCGAGAAGGGGATATTGTGATCATCGACGCTGATGTGTATCCGACTCCTGGTGAGTTCGTAGCAGCGTCCAACGGTAGCCATGAGGCCACATTCAAAAAGTACCGCCCGGTAGGGATTGGAGCTAAAGGAGAAGAAGCCTTCGAGCTTGTACCTCTCAATAGCGATTACCCCATCTGCCGATCATGGGAAAAACCAGTAACTATCATTGGCACTATGGTGGAACACCGCATATTCCGAAGAAAACGCTAGTTTAAAATACACCTATCCATCTCAAGAGGGCTTTTGCCCTCTTTTTTATTGCCGTAAAAACAAATAATTAGGTTAAATATGCAAATAAATACCAAAACAACTGTTGACGCACTTACAGGTTTACTTGTATTTTTGACCGCAAGTCGAACGGCGCGACTTTAAACCATGCGTCGGAACCGTGGCGGGACAGGATGTCGGCAATACGGGGCAAAGTGAACTTATCAAGCGCCCTGCGGGGCGCTTCAATAAGACCACTGAGAGGAGTGAACAAAGTGAAAACCAAACTCCGAGAGGCTTTTGAGTATCGAAACGGCCAACTGACATGGAAATACAGGCCCATCTCGCACTTTAAAAGCCCCCATGCCTGGAAATCCACTAATTCGCGTTTAGCCGGAAAGCCAGCAGGAAAAGTACGAGCTAATGGATACGTTACGGTCTATCTCGACGGGAAAAACCAATATGTACATCGACTGATTTGGGTTTATCACTTCGGAAATATCCCGGAAAACATGGAAATAGACCATATCAACCACAATCGCACTGATAACCGCATTGAGAATTTGCGGCTTGTAACGCGAGCCGAGAATGCGCTTAACCTGGGGCAACGTCACCCAATAAAACGTAACGGCGTTACCTGGCGTCCGGAGCATAAACGTTGGTACGCGCGGATCACTGTTCACGGAAAAAGACTTCACCTCGGCACTTTCATCAATTTCGAAGCTGCTCTCGCCGCTCGATTACATGCAGAGCGGGAACACGGTTTCCAGCACGTCAGGAGGATTCAACCAGATGCAACAGCCTGAAAAAGTCAAAACAGCCCCATTAGGCACTGCTCCCGTAAATAACACTGTTCGCCGCCTGCGCTGGTTGCGTAAGCGCGATGAACTGGAACGAAACCCCAACGCCCACTTCCCGATCACCCTTTATATCTGAGGTACCCCATGAGCCTTGAATTAGTCATTAAAGAAAATACCGAGGTAATGCGCCAGCTAATTGCAGCAATGCAGAGCGGCAAAGCCTTTACCCCTGATACACCGCCCCAACCGAAAACAGACAGCGCCAGCGTCAAAAAAGAGGAACGAAAGGGGCCTTTCTGGTGGAAAAGTCTGGACGGACTAAAAACCGGCGTGGCGGATGATACTACCGCGCTGAAAGCGATAATCGACGCCAACGCTGGTATTGAGATCACCAAAGTTGAATATCTGCAATTGCAGGAGAAACCTGAAAAAGAAGCACCTGATATTGAATCACTTGATATCCGCATTATCACAGCGCTGGCCAATTTGTTCGGCGCGAAAGCTAAGAACCTCACGTCTGAACAGGTAGAGAAAGCACGGGCGTATGAGAATGGCAACAAACGCGATCAGTTCACTGACGCACTGAGCCTTGCGCTGATTGATTGCAAAGCGGCGAAAAACACCACGCGCGCAGTGATACTCGATCTCTGCATCGTCATGCTGGCGCACTGGAGTGCGATGGAAACCATCGACGAACGTCAGGCGTTTGCCGAATTGTACATCAAAACACCGTACAACAAACGCGCTGGCCTGATACCTCAGAAAGCCGAGCCGGAGGCAATAACAGAGCCGGAAACTAACGAGCCTGATCAGGACACCGCAGCACTTTTTGAACAGGCCAGAACCCTGGTCATGAAGCTGACAACAGGCGGCTATCGTAATGAAGCCGTGGAAATCCTGAACAAATTCGGCGCTCAGAAGCTGGCTCAGGTTCCCCAGGAAAATCTGGCAGACGTTGTGATGCTGGCAGAAGCCGCATTACAGGGAGAGTGAGTTTTATGCACTGGAAAGATATTCCCGGATATTCGGGGTTCTATCAGGCTCACCCTGACGGCGTTATACGAAGCGTTGACCGACAAGTTCATAATAAAACGGATAAAAAATCACGATCAGTTAAAGGCACGGTTATTAAGCAGCAACTTAACAGGCGTGGGTATTTTACCGTTTCACTTCGAACCAACGGATTTCGAAAACAAGTTGCTGTTCATCGCTTAATCGCAATGACATTTATCCCAAACGACGAAAAAAGCGCGTTGGATGTTGACCATATAAACGGTATCCGTACTGATAATCGCGTTTCTAATCTTCGCTGGCTAAAACGCTATCAGAACTGCGCAAACCTTCACACTTGCAGAGGAAGGACAAGCACAATCGGTGTTGCTTATTATCCAAGGCTTTCAAAGCCCTATAGGGCATACGGTAATAATGCTGGTGAGTATAAACACCTCGGATATTTTTCCTCGCTGCAAGAAGCCAAAATTGCACGCCAAAAACATCTTGAGGAGGTTTTTAATGGCTGAACACGCGAAACTTTCTCCATCGTCTTCGCATCGTTGGTTACATTGCCGTGCGGCACTGGCCGTAGAACAGTTTGAGACTGACGAAACAACGAGTTATGCCGAAGAGGGTACAGCAGCCCATACTCTGGCGGAGATTGTTCTTCGTAACCGACAGAAACACCCACCAGAATATGCAGGCTGTGACGTTGGCACCTATCTCGGAACCTATCCGCTGGCGCATCCATCAAAACCGAATCCGGGGCCGCAGGTCAGTCAAGAAATGGCTGATAAGGTGGGTGAGTATGTCGAAGCGGTCTGGACGCTGGCGCAGCACCCCGGCGCGATACTCATGGTGGAGCAGAAGTGCGACTTCTCTCACATAGTCGGTATACCCGATCAGTTTGGTACCTCTGATGCGGTAATCATCATCGACGACGAATTGCAGATCCACGACCTCAAATATGGTTACGAGAAAGTGGATGCGTTCGAAAACCCCCAGCTAATGATTTATGCGCTGGGAGCACTGGAACATATCAGTTTGATCGCCGACATCAATCGTGTACGAATGTTTATCCACCAGCCGCGCATCAACCACGTCAGCGAGTACGAATGCAGCGTACAAAATCTGGAAGAGTTTGGGCAGAACGTGAAAGCCATCGCTGCCGATGTGCTACAACTGGCAGACCACGCAGGGGATAACGGCCCCGATGTTATCCCGGCAACGGCATTCCACCCCGGAGAGAAAACCTGCCGTTGGTGCAAGCGGCGAGGTAAATGCCAGGCGCAGGCGGAATATGTATCAACTGCGCTGATGAATGATTTCAGCGAAATATCCGAGCCGCCGCCCCTGGAAGACGCACTGACCACCGCCCGTCAGAAACTGGCTGAATCGGATGGGAAATGGCTGGGTGAAACGCTACCGCTGATTGACCATATCGAAAGCTGGTGTAAAAGCGTCCGCTCTGCGGCATTTAGCATGCTCCAAAATGGCCACTCCGTTTCCGGCTATAAACTGGTTCAGGGTAAACAGGGTGATCGGAAATGGCGAAGCGATGAAGAAGCCGAAACCTTGCTCAAATCATTCCGGCTGGGTAAAGACGCACCTATTTATACAGAGAAACTTATCAGCGCCCCGCAAGCTGAAAAACTGTTTAAGTCAGGGGCTATCAGCGACCGCCGTTGGAAAAAACTTACCGCACTGATAACCCGCTCTGATGGAAAACCAACAATAGCCCCTGAGTCCGATTCCAAACCTGCATTAAATATCAATCCTGCAAACGACTTTGACGATGTTGAAGCCGCTGAATCCCTCATTTAATTTAAAGGTAATTATCCATGAAAGTAAAACTGAATAACGTGCGACTGTCTTTTGCTCAAGCTTTATTTGAAGCGGAGGATTATCAGGGTGATGGTAATTTTAAATTTAGCTCTACATTTCTTATCGATAAAAACCGAAAAGATTTAATTCAGGAAATAGAAGCCGCCATTAAACAGGTTGCGACTGCTAAATGGGGAGCCAAGGCAGATGCCATTATTAAATCCATAAGAGGGAACAACAATAAATTTTGTTTCAGGGATGGTGACGAACACCCTGACTATGACGGTTACGATGGGCATATGTCCATTAAAGCCAGCAACAAAGCTCGCCCCCTGGTAATCGACCGGGATCGTACTCCGCTGGCCGCCGCCGATGGTAAACCCTACTCAGGTTGTTATGTCAACGCGACGATCACCCTCTTCGCTTACGACAGCAAAGGCAACAAAGGCATTTCCGCATCCCTCGGAGGTGTCCAGTTCCTGCGTGATGGGGATGCTTTTGCCAGTGGTGGTAGCGCAACTCCTGACGATTTCGACGATGTGAGCGAAGGTGCTGACGCCGAATCGCTGATCTAACCCATCCTGCCCCGCCGCCAGCGGGGTTCAATCTTCAAAGGTGAGCAAATGATGAATACCACTCCATTTAACCAACAACTGGTTTACCTGAACAAAGGCACCCTGAATGAAGAACTGACCGAAGTTCTGGCCGAGGTAGTGAAAGCGGTACGCGAAACCGGTAAAGCGGGTTCCCTGACGCTGACACTCAAAGTGGCGATGTTCAGTAAAGCCAACGAAGACGTAGTGAAAATTTCCCCGGTTGTCGCCAGCAAGGTACCGGAAGGCGAACGCGCCGAAACCATTATGTATTCGACAGCGGATGGCGATCTGCTGCGTGACGATCCCAGCACAGTACGCACCGAACTGAAACAGGTTGATGCAGGACAGCAGGAACGACGCACCCTGCCAGAACAGGAAACCAGCCTGCGTAAAGTTATCTGACCCTTTTAGCCAGTACCAAGGGAAACCACTCACCCGGCCAACGCGCCGGGTTATTTATATCTAAAACAGGAACAAAGAAATGACCGAAGCTCAGACAATTTTCGATATTGTAAAAAGCAATCAGTTGTTAAACGTCAATGGTACTCCGGCGATTGCTATGCCGGAAGGCTACGAACTGGCCGATCTTGAGCACTTTCTTCCAGCACCGCGCCGCATCCGTCAGAACGTCAAACTGTTGTCGGCTGACAGCTTCATCCAGTACTGCGCAAAGTTTGCAACCGATGCCTCGGTGATCCTGGCCGATGCTAACCAAACAAAGTTAACCGCCCAACTCGACTATCACGCCGCTCCTGCCACACCAGACTGGTGTAGCCACTCTGCTGTTTATCAGTGCGTGAAGTCCAAACCCTGGAAGATTTGGGAAGAACATGATGAAACCGCTATGGGACAGGAGGCTTTCGCTGAATTCCTGGAAGACCGCGCTGGTGACATCGTTACACCAACCGGTGCGGAACTGCTGGAGATCGCGACTAAATTCCAGGTGATCCGCAAAGCGGTATTTGGTTCCGCTATCCGCCTCGCCACCGGGGAGTTTCAGTTCAACTACAGCGATGAAAACGACAAAGGCACCATTGAGGTACCGGAAGTTATCACGCTGGGTCTGGCACCGTTCCATAACGGTGAATCATATGAGGTGCAGGCCCGTCTGCGTTACCGCCTGCGCGAAGGTAAGCTGGCCTTTACCTTCAAGCTCATCAATCCGGAGCGCGTGATCGAAGATGCTTTTAACTCTGTCGTTGAGAGTGTTAAAGCCGGTGTGACCGAAGCAACCGTCTACGACGCGCAAGCCTAAACGACGATACCCACACCCGACGAAATGTCGGGTGTTTTGCAAAGAAGGTCTATTGCCTTCTCCGCAAAACATTAATTCGGTGAGGATAGCTATGAAATATGGATCGGTTTGCAGCGGTATTGAAGCCGCAAGTGTTGCATGGAGATCTCTAGGCTGGAAAGCGGCTTGGTTCTCCGAGATTGAAAAATTCCCGTCTGCTGTGTTGGCGCAACACTGGCCGGAAGTGGTCAATCTTGGCGATATGACGAAAATTGCACAGTTCGTGCACGCTGACGAAGTTGAAGCGCCTGACATCCTGGTCGGTGGCACTCCGTGCCAATCATACTCAATTGGTGGTCTAAGGAAGGGACTCAAAGACCCACGAGGGAAACTTACTCTCGCATTTGTGGAGTTAGCTGATGGAATCGACATTAAACGCGCCGAAAAGGGACAGCAACCAACAATCATCGTCTGGGAAAATGTCACTGGAGTCTTCTCGTCAAAAGATAATGCATTCGGATGCTTTCTTGCAGGACTGGCTGGAGAAGCTAAAGAGTTCGAACCTGGCCCACGACCTTCTGAAAGAACCAGTAGCAAATTCTGGCGCTGGGATAAAAAAGCCAGTAAGCACTTTCCAGTCTGGTCAAAGCGTGGTGCTGTTATTGGACGACAGCGCAAAGTGGCCTGGCGAACCTTTGATGCACAATACTTCGGAATGGCCCAACGACGCCCGAGAATTCTCCTTGTTGCAAGCGCTCGAACCGACATTGATCCCGCCAAAATACTTTTTGAGTCCGAAAGCCTGCGCAGGGTTGATCCCCCGTCAAAACAGACGCCCGTGCCTGTTTGTCTCACAGCAAGAGGGGCTGGCTCTCTCGATGACCGAGAAACTTATGTTGTTACAGAAGCAGGCAAAATCCGCCACCTAATGCCAATTGAGAATGAGCGGCAGATGGGCTTCCCTGATGACCACACAAAAATCCCTTGGCGTGGAAAGAATGCCAACGATTGTCCTGACGGGCCACGTTATCGCGCTATCGGTAACAGTATGGCGGTACCTGTAATGCAATGGATTGGAATACGAATCCTACTGGGTATTTTTATCTTTTAAGGGCTTTAAGATGCAAAGACTTTGGTTAGACCTTGAAACTTATAGCGAAACACCTATCAAGAATGGTACCCATGCCTACGCTGAAAACGTAGAGATCATGCTGTTTGCCTGGGCGATTGATAGTGATCCTGTACAAGTATGGGACGTTACCGCTAATGCAAAAATCCCTCTTGAACTCCGACTTATGCTCAAAAATCCTGACGTGCTGATTTACGCCCACAATAGCCATTTCGATCGCACGGTATTAAATCACGCCATGCCGGGTGTCGCTGTCGGTGGTGTGGAACGCTGGCGGGATACAATGGTCAGGGCGCTGGCACACGGTCTGCCGGGAGCGCTGGGCGATCTGGGCGACATTCTCAGTGTTTCACAGGATAAAGCCAAGGATAAGGCTGGTAAGCAACTGATCCAGCTATTCTGTAAGCCTCGCCCCAAAAACAGCACTATCCGCCGCGCTACTGCCAAAACACATCCTGTCGAGTGGCAGCGATTTGTTGAATACGCCGGGCTGGATATTGATGCCATGCGCGAGATCGACAAAAAGTTACCTACCTGGAATTACTCAGGTCAGGAACTGGCGCTCTGGCACCGTGATCAGCGCATTAATGATCGCGGCGTATTCATGGACGTGCAGCTTGCAGAGGCAGCGGTTACGGCTGTTGAGATGGAACAGAAGGTTCTGGCCAAACGAACGCGGGAACTCACGGACAACGAGGTGCAGGCGGCAACACAGCGTGACGCCATGCTGAAACACATAGCAGAAGCCTTTGGTATCGAACTGCCCGATATGCAGGCCAGCACCTTGCAGCGCCGGGTTAACGATCCTGATTTACCGTTTGAACTTCGTGAATTACTCGCTATTCGCCTACAGGCCAGTTCCACCAGCACCAGCAAATACAAAACCCTGATGAAAGGCGTCAGCCGTGATGGACGCCTGCGCGGAACGTTACAGTTTTGTGGGGCATCGCGTACGGGCCGCTGGGCCGGGCGCTTATTTCAGCCCCAAAATTTACCCAGACCAACGTTAAAACAAGCCGACATTGATTTTGGGATTGAAGCACTGAAAGCCGGGTGCGCCGACCTGCTTTACGATGATGTGATGCAGTTGACCAGTTCAGCGTTGCGCGGCTGCATCATGGCCCCTGCGGGTAAAAAACTGGTGATATCTGACCTTAGCAACATCGAGGGACGCGTACTCGCGTGGCTGGCCGGGGAGAAGTGGAAGCTACAGGCGTTTCGCGATTATGACACCATCATCGGTACCGATGAAAAAGGCGAGGCGATCCGCGCTGGCCATGACCTGTACAAGCTGGCCTATGCGAAATCCTTTGGTGTAGCCCCGGATGAAGTGGATAAAGATCAGCGTCAGGTCGGCAAAGTAATGGAGCTGGCTTGTCTTTCTCCTGATACTTTAGTAATGACGGATAAGGGATATCTTCCGCTTATAAGCGTAACGACTAACGAAAAATTATGGGATGGAAAAGAATGGGTAACACATCAGGGAATAGTTTATCGCGGACAAAAAAGAGTAATCGAAGTAGACGGTGTAAAAATGACCCCAGACCACATGATCCTGTCATCGACTGGATGGAAGCCGGCAAGCCATATCGTTTCAAGCAAATATACGCTACGCCAGAGCCTGGCTCTCGCTTCGGGGAACTTACCGTCATCCGCGAAATCGCAAAAAATCAGAGCGGTGCCCGAAGACTCCTGGTTCAGTGCTCGTGCGGCACGATGCCACATAGTGTCCTTCTTCAAAACATTCTCAAAGGAAAAAGTAAAAGCTGCAATACCTGCGCCCGGAAAAAAACTGAAACGTACCGTAAACAGTATTTTTGCTACGCAGACGCCTTGCCTAATGATGAAACACGCAGGAGATTGCTCAACAGACTGGCTGCTGCCATCGGACGTTGCCACAAATCTTCGAATCGCCTGTATCACAACTATGGAGGGAGAGGTATCTCCGTCTGTGAGCTTTGGCGAAAAGATAAAAGAGCTTTTCTCTTACACGTACGCAATTTGCCGAGATTTGATGATCCCGTACTCGAAATGGATCGTATCGATAATAACAAGGGGTACGAACCCGGGAACATTCGCTTTATTTCCAAAGCAGAAAACAATAAAAACCGGCGCAAGATTGCTGAGTTACAAAGTCGAATTGATGAACTGGAAGAACGTTTACGACATTGCAAATGCAGGGCCTCGTAACCGTTTCACGATAAAGACAAATAGCGGACATTTAATAGTTCACAACTGTGGTTATGAAGGCGGAGTTGGTGCTTACGCCACATTCTCTCTGGCGTACAACATCGACCTCGAAGAAATGGCCTCTGCCGCTATCGACAACATCCCGCGTAACATACTGGATGAAGCCATTCGTGCATATGAATGGGCAGTAAAACAGAAGCGAACCTACGGGCTGTCAAAACGCGCTTATGTTGTTTGCGACTCTTTTAAACGCCTCTGGCGCGAAGCCCACGCGGCAACATTCAGCTTCTGGAAGGAGATCGACCAGGCCACCCGCCGTGCCATTGCTACACCCGGCATCACCATTTCCTGCCGCAAACTAAAACTTCGCCGCGACGGAAGCTGGCTACGCATTCAGCTTCCATCTGGCCGGGCAGTCTGTTACCCCGGCGCACGTATCGACGACAGCGGCAAGATCAGCTATATGGGCATCAACACCTACAGCCGGAAATGGCAACGCCTGCAAACCTACGGCGGAAAATTGGCGGAAAATATTACTCAGGCAACTGCCCGCGATGTGATGGCCGCCAACATGCCCGCCGTGGAGGACAACGGCTACGACATCATACTGACGGTACATGACGAGATTTTAACAGAAGCCCCCGACGCCGCCGATTACTCTCACGAACACCTGAGCACCCTGCTCGCAACTAACCCCGCATGGGCTTTAGACCTGCCGCTATCCGCGGATGGGTTCGAGGCTTATCGCTACAAAAAAGATTGACATTTATGCAAGTTTTTACAAATACTGAAAAGGCACCAGCAAAATCTGGTGTCGGGATTGGAACCCCGGATATCTGTAAAGACGCATAGCCGCGTTTGCGGTTTTTTTATGCGCAAAGCACAGTCGCATCTGGATTATGGTGGGGCGTGCAGGGGAGCCGAAAGGCTCGCCGGGTCTTTACAGCCGGTAGTTCCAACCCTGTACGTCTCACCACCCTAAGATTGGAACCTGACGGTGGTGGTTAACTAAACTGTAAAGGTAAATCACTATGACCGCTCAACTCATCCCCGTTTTCAACGGTGACATTTCTAACGAAACCGTTCTACTTTGCAACGCTCGCGATCTTCATGCTTTTCTCGGCGTTAAACGTGATTTTTCAACATGGCTTTCCGGTCGCGTTATCGAATATAAATTCATTAAAGATCAAGACTATGTTTTGGTACCCCAAAATGGGGGAATCAAAAATGGACGGGGCGGCGATCGCAGAAGCAAAGATTACCACCTCACGTTAGATACCGCTAAAGAATTGGCGATGGTAGAGCGCAACGAACAGGGTCGTCAGGTTCGGCGCTATTTTATTGAGTGCGAGAAAAAGTTACATCAGCAGTCCTTTCCTCAGGCTCCGTCAGTACCCGATGCGTTTAATCCACGCGGACTACCGAGAGGAGTTTATCTTCAGAAGAATTGTAGTAAGAACCCCTACCGGGCTTCAATATGGCGGAATGGACAACACTATCATGTGGGCGTTTTTCCCACGATAGAAGCAGCGGTTAATGCACAGAAAAATTTCTTCAGCGGAGATAAAATCCAACCGATACTGTCCTCAACTGAACAGGATCTGTTTATAGGCAACCTGCACGCCATCCTGCACAATTTCAGACGTATTGATGAAATCTGGCGCTCGCGGCTGCGTCCGGCACTTGAAATAATGGATTCGAAATTAGTCTACCTCCTGCATGACCGATTTAACGACAGCATGTGCGTCATACCGACAATAGAAAGCCGCATCGGCAAATACATACCGCCAAAACTACCTCGTTAAATAGACTCAGCCCCTGTATATGCAGGGGGTTTTTTATAGGATAAAAACAATGTCATTTAAATACCATGACAGCCCCCTGTATTACCGGGCTGCGCGTGAGGCTGCGCAAATTGAACGCGAAGGCGATTACCGCCGCGCTGCAAAGGTATGGACAAAAGCCAGCCGGTTATCGCGCAACGGAATTAATCAGCAGTGGAGCGAAAATCGCTCCGACTTTTGCCTAATGCAGATCGGGCGGGAAAAACTGAAAGAGGCGGTTGCCGATGGCCTACACCCGTGAATCCACCATCGAAAAATATCTGGTAGCGGAAGTGAAAAAGGCTGGCGGCATCGCGTACAAGTTTTTATCTCCCGGTCGCCGCGCGGTGCCGGATCGGCTGGTACTGCTACCGGGTGGCCGGGCAATCTTCGTTGAGTGCAAAGCCCCCGGCGAAAAGCCACGACCCGAACAGTTGCGCGAGCATGAACGGCTTCGGGCACTGGGCTTTACCGTAGTGGTACTGGATAGTAAAAATCTGGAGGAAATATTGTGAGTAAACGCGATGATCCACAACTGCGGGTACGCATCCCACAAGAACTAAAGGATGCGCTGGAGAAAACAGCAGCGGATAACGACAGGACACTGACCGCCGAAATAACAAGGCGGCTACGTGAAAGCCTCGAACAAGATGGGGTCACTTTCTACGGCTAAGAAGCTGATGAAGTTTACTAACTGCATCGTATAACTCTTCTTCATTTTCAGTGATCCACTCCAAATCGGTCAACTGTTTGTTCAGACCTCTAAGATCTTCTAGCTCGTCAGTAAGAGCTTCGAAATCAATAGCCATATTACTGTAAGCATTATCCTTTTGATTACCATTTTTATAGTAATTCGAGTTCACAAAATCTTGGACAACAGTAGCCTCAAGACGATCAACAATCTCAGCTGTCAACGTTCTTTTATTAGATTTCGCTTTTAATTCAAGCGTTTCTTTCAATTCATTAGGTATGCGAACCCGCAGTTGGGGATCATCTCTCTTGCTCATATTCATCACCCGATAAGTACATGAGGACAACATGCCTCACATTTATGTTGACTTCAAGCCTCACGGAGAGTACTACTATTTTAGTTCTCACATTGAGTACTAAATGAGGTATTGGGTATGGCTATAAAACCGTCACAACTTCATCATGCGGATTTACTCTCACATCTGGCCAGCCTACTTGAAGCTGCGCAGTTGCTGGTGATCTTCAATGGTGGGTATCAGCTAGCGTTAGAGATTATTAATTTTGTACAACAGGCTGCGAAGGAGGCCGCAAATGCAGATGAGCAGTTTTGAAATGAAAAACGCACCAGTAGCGCCAACTACCGATGCGTCAGTAAAACATTCAAGCTTAGGAGGCTTAACGATGTATACCTCGCAGGATAATAGCGCGGCCCCCATAACTATGTCCAGCCGGGAGATCGCCACTCTGGTTGAATCCCGACATGATAAGGTCAAGCAATCCGTTGAACGCCTTGCCAATCGTGGTGTTATTAGTCTTCCCCCAATGGGGGAATACCTCGACCGCCTAGGCCGAAAAGCTCACGAATACCACCTTACCAAACGTGACAGCTACGTAGTTGTCGCGCAACGCTATACCTGTTATCGATCCGATGGTTGCTCTTAACGACCCGGCTACAATGCGCGGTTTGCTGCTTGGATATACCGAAAAGGTGCTCACCCTGGAAAACCAGGTGCAGGAAATGAAACCGGATGTTGACGCCCTGTACCGCATCGCAAAATCTGACGGTGGCACCTGCATCACCACTGCGGCCAAAGATCTGCAAATTCGGCCAAAAGACCTCTTCGCTTACCTCAACGCCAATAACTGGATCTACCGCCGCGCCGGGGGCAAAAGCTGGCTTGCTTACCAAAGCAAGATCCAGTCTGGTTTGCTGGAGCATAAAGTCACTGTCGTCACCAGGGGGGATGGTTCAGAAAAGACCGTCGAGCAAGTACTGGTAACGCCAAAAGGATTAGCCAAACTATCACAGTTGCTGAACCAGCAGGCGGCATAAGATAACCGGCCCCGTCACAGTACGGGGCTTTTTACAGGAACAACAGCGTGCAACAGGCATTTACCCCAAGGCCCTATCAGGAATTAATAACCAATTTCCTCATTAATAATCCGCGCTGCAACGTGTGGGCTGGCATGGGTATGGGGAAAAGTTTGGCCACACTGACCACACTGGAAGATCTCTTTATGTGCGGTGCCGAAACACAGCCGGTGCTGGTTCTTGCGCCACTGCGCGTAGCACGGTCAACGTGGCCGGATGAAGTCGATAAATGGAACCATCTGCGCAATATTGAAATGCAGCCGATTGTCGGCACAGTCAAAGAACGGCTGGCTGCACTGCAAAACACCAATGCCAGCGTGTATACCACCAACTACGACAACCTGGTCTGGCTGGTTGAAACGCTGGGTGACCGCTGGCCGTTCGGCACAGTGGTCGCAGACGAGAGCACCCGGTTAAAGTCGTTCCGGTTACGGCAAGGCGGTAAACGCGCAGCGGCACTGGCTAAAGTCGCGCATAAGAACGTACACCGCTGGATGAACCTCACCGGTACACCTGCGCCTAATGGCCTGATCGACCTGTGGGGCCAGGCGTGGTTTGTTGATCAGGGCCAGCGTCTGGGGCGGACCTTTGGCGCATTTGCTTCTCGCTGGTTCAACAACATTCAGTTTCCCGGCCAGCAGTGGTCAAAGCTGGAACCACGCCCCTACGCACAGGAGCAAATGCAGGCGGCGCTACGCGATGTAACTATCTCACTGGATGCCGCCGACTGGTTTGATATTGAGGAACCGATCCACAACGTTATCCGGGTGCAGATGCCAGCAAAGGCGCGGCAACAATACCAGGAAATGGAAAAGCAGATGTTTCTGGAACTGGACGGCACCGACATCGAAGCACAGAACGCCGCCGCTAAAACGGTAAAGTGTCTGCAAATCGCCAGCGGTGCTGTCTATACCGACGACAAAGGTACCTGGTCAGAGATCCACGATGCCAAATTACAGGCGCTGGAAAGCGTGATTGCCGAATCTGGCGGTATGCCGGTGCTGGTTGCCTACCACTTTAAAAGCGACTTAGCCCGTTTGCTGAAAGCATTTCCGAAGGGTAAACAGCTTGATTCCGATCCACAGACGCTGCGCGACTGGAACGCCGGAAAAATACCTGTCCTTTTTGCTCACCCAGCCAGCGCAGGCCACGGCCTCAACTTACAGGATGGCGGCAACATACTGGCGTTCTTCTCTCACTGGTGGGATCTGGAACAGTACCAGCAAATTATTGAACGTATAGGGCCAACGCGCCAGATACAGGCAGGGCATAACCGTCCGGTCTGGATACACCACATTATCGCCGCCGATACCGTAGACGAACTGGTAATGCAGCGGCGCGATTCAAAACGCGAAGTGCAGGACATTCTGCTTGAGGCAATGAGAAAGCGAGGTTTGAAATGAGCGAACAATCAATTAACAGGGCTTTGATCGAGGATTTAGCAAGGTTTAGCGACACTCAGGATGTTATTGAATTCCTGTTCGGAACAGCAGAAGGGCTTGTTGCAGAAGAACGCTATGCCGAAGCAGAAACGTTACGAGAAGCAACAGACAGTTTAAGCGCAATGTATACCACTCTCACGGAATTTGCCGGGGAAATAGCACGCCTCAATTTTCAGGTCGAACGGCTGAAAGATAGAACAGGAGAATAATTATGGCTACTCGTTATATCGGACTTAAAGAGATGTGCGAACTGACAGGGAAAAGTCATCCAACCTTATGGCGGATGTGGGCCAAGAAGAAGGAATTTCCTGCCCCGCAAAAAAGCCTTAGCGGCTCGTTCCTCGGATGGCCTGAAAATATCTACGAAGAGTGGGTTAAGAGCCAAAACGCTAACAGCACCCGTTAGAACACCCGCAAATCTAACAACACCCACCAAAACAAACGTAACTTATTGATTTTAATGGCACGCCCTACAGGATTCGAACCTGTGACCTACGGCTTAGAAGGCCGGTGCTCTATCCAGCTGAGCTAAGGGCGCATAATGAGTCGGTCGAATTATACGGTGCCAACCTGCCGAGTCAATGTTTTTGCCGCCGGTGGCGGACGAAGTGATGAGGTTATAACCAGTTATTAACGGCGACCATGACGGTGATCATCCAGTGAGATCAATCTTTCTTCCGTTGGCATACTGTCAACAGGATCGGGCATAAAGTGGGCATTGTAGGCCTGGCGGAAGACGTTCATTTCCCGGCTGTCCGGTTCCAGCTGACGCAGAAAACCGAGTGCCAGCAACATTTGCTGACGGCTGATATCGGCAGAGATGGCCGCTTTACGCAGGATATAGCGCCAGCGCAGCTGGTTCTCTTCGCTGTTATCAACGATAAACACTTGCCAGATAAGCAGCACTACGGCGGCATTGCGCAGAGTTTCTTCATCATCGCGGGCGATATAGTCAGTAAATTCCTGGGCCGCATCTCTTCCCATCACCAATAGCAAGGATTCAACCTGTACCGGCGCAATATTCAGCCGTTTGCTCAACGCCCTGGCTGAATGGCGCGTTGTGGCGGTAAGCAGCCGAAATCCTGCAATAAATACCACAATCAGTGTGGCCAGCATTAACCAAATCAT